AAATTTTGATTTAGTTAATAATAAAGATAATTTTATTATAAATTTTTTTATATATAAAATAATAATAAATACATTGTTTAGTATTAAACAAATTAATTATATTGATAAAAATAAAGATTTATATATTGAAAAATTAAAAAAAGAAATTAATAAATTTAAGATTCAATTAGATAATGATATTGAAAATAATATTTCTAAACATATAAAACAAGAAAAAGATATAGATAATATAATGAATCTTATAATTAAACCTATTATAGAAAATTTAAAGGTTCCCATAATAGATAAAAATATATATAATTGTTTAAAATGTAATAAAAATTTTTCAAATAAAAATTCACTATGTAATCATAAAAGATTAGGAAGATGTAAAATTATTAAGCAAAATACATAAATTATCTCTTCAATAGTTCCATTACCTATTGTGTAGCACACTCCACTGGCCGGCCGCCACCAAACCCTGGAAATCCGCCACCGCCACCTTCCCGTTGACCTTCATCTTCTTCATCAAATACATCACCATTTTCCCCGTTTCCTCTGCGACCGCCACCTTCTCTCTCTTTTCGTTCTTTTCCTTTATTCAAATCATCATCATTATCCATATAACTCATTCCCAATTCCGTAATATCTTCTTTAGGCATGCTTTCAAATTGTAAGTCCCAAATCTGTTTTCGAGGCAATGGTAATATTTTGACCAAATATTTAGACCTTTCTTTATCTAGAGTAGGGGGAAACACAATATCAAAATAGATTATTAAATCCCCATTATGGGTCTGATCTACCATACCTTCCCCTTTTACAATCATCTTTTGTCCCGGTTTAATAACATCTTCATGTGTAATTTTAATAACTCTATCATCCATATGTTTAAAATAAAATTCCGTTTTAGTCAATGCTTCCAATAAAGTAATACTCTTCTTCATTATTAGATTATTGCCTTCCCGGCGAAAGGCACCTTCTTCATTCTTAGAATTAATAAATACCACCAGGTCGCCTATATCATTACAGTCCGGCGCCCAATCAGATTCATTCTTAAATGTAACACTAGCTCCGGCCTGCGTCCCCGGTCGCACATAGCAATCAACATGACGCTTAATGCTGCTAGTTCTTCCACCCTTACACTTTACACATTCCTTACCCTGTTCCACTCCTTTGCCTTTTCCGGCACATGCCCCGCAAGCCTGAACAGTTTGCTGAATCATTGGACCCATGTGTATCATTCTGACAATGCGCCCCTGGCCGTTACAAGTTTTACAGCTCTTAATAGAATCTTTACTAACGGCCCCGCAACCTTCACATTTATCGCAACAAATTACTTTTGCAAAATCAATGGGAACCGATTTACCCTTATAAACATCACTCAAAGACAAATTAATAGTAAGCTTCTTATCGGGGCTTTTAGCGCTACGATTCTGCTGGACATTACCACCGCCGCCGCCGGGCATTCCACCCATACCGCCGAACATCCCGCCCATTCCGCCCGGCATACCACCACCGCCGCCGAACATGTTTTGGAAAATGTCAAATGGGTTCATACCTCCCGGCATACCGCCACCCCCGCCGCCTTCTTCACCATCAATTACACCAAATTGATCGTATCGCTTTCGCTTTTCAGGGTCACCTAGAATTTTAAAGGCATTACCAATTTCTTGAAACTTTGCTGTTGATTCTTCTTTAGTATCTGGATTACGATCTGGATGATGTTTAAAAGCGGCTTTCTTATAAGCTTTCTTAATTTCATCATCAGTTGCTGATTTATCTGCTTCTAGAATAGCATAAAGATCTTTAGTGGGTTCTTGCTTTCTATTCATTTTGGAAAAGTAAATACAATCTATGTTCTAGAATACTAAAATATTTATAATAGATAAATTATACGGTATTATATATTATTTGTTTAAGTTTTTCTTATTGTAATACAAATAAATTTTTCATATCATCAAATTCAACATCTAATAAATTATTAATTGTATTTTTCATATATTTTAATTTTTGTATTTTATTAGGTAATTCATTATTACTAGACACATCATTATTACTTATATCTTTAATAATATACAGTTCCAGAACCTCAAATAATATATTAAAATTATTTAAAAATAATTCTATAAGAGCTGTAATATAGAAAATACATATTTTATATATATTATTTTTATCATCAAATTCATCAATTTCAATTCTATCATCTTTATCTATTTCAAAAAAACTATCAATCTTTAACATAAATGTATCTAGCATCTGTCTCATTTTTATTCTTACATCATTTTGCATTTTTTGTAATTTAATATTTAATTTTCTCTTAGTATCATTCTTATCATCTGGATCATCATTTATTAATTTAATAAGTTTATCTTCTATTTTGAAAACTCCTATTTTCCTTATAAATTTTAAACATAATAGTATAAGTGTTGATGGTTTTATTGACCTTTCTGCTTCATTATTTAACTTTTGAAATCTATTAAATATTTTTGGTTGTCTAGATGAAATATATATATTCTGTAAAAACTTTATTATTATTAGGCAATTTATATTAATAATAATTTCAAAATATACTACCAAATCTACTACTAATTTTAATAGTGATTCCAGAACCAAATCACTAGTATTATTGACACTTTCATCAATCATATTACTCACATTATTCATATATACATCCTTATAATATATACCAACCGAATGAAGAATTATAGAGGGTTTAATATATGTTGTTTCTAGCATCTTTATAAATAGAAATGCTATATTAGAAATTGTAAATAATCTAGATTTCATTAAAGACTTTATAATATTTATAAATTTAACATTTTCATTTGTAGTATCTAGAACATTATTTATATTTATATTTTTTAATATTTTTTGTTTTTTATGATTTATATGATTTTCCCATTCCGTTAATGTTAAAGTAAATTTATTTAAGTTTGACATATATTACTAATTTACTATTTTACTATATTATTATACATTTAATTACTAAATACTTATTACTTATTACTTATTATTTATTACTTAATACTTATTACATAATATTTACATAATTTATATTACAATTAAACTATTACTTTTTTCTATATATATCATAGTAGTAATAATCAATAATTATTTAATTATAAAATTAATCAATATAAAAATGCCTTGTACTAACCACGGAACTAAATGTGATGGAGAAGAATGTGCTAATAAAAATGTAGATAATGGATTAATGACCCGTTTATGGGGGCCTAGTGGCTGGATGTTTTTACATTGTGTATCATTTGGTTATCCCTACAAAATTGACCCTACTAATCAAGAACACATAGATAAGCAAAATGATTATTATAGATTTTTTTATTATCTTGGTAAGGTAATGCCTTGTAAATATTGTAGGAATTCATATATGGAATTCTTCACAAAATCGAGTCCAATGAGCCAACTAGGATCACGTAAAGAATTCACTAAATGGTTGTATGATATTCATAATATGGTAAATGATAAATTAGGTGTCCCTAAATGCGAAATACCTACATTTGAAGAAGTTGAAGAGAAATATCAAAGTTTTAGAGCCTCCTGTAAACCATTGACTGAAGCCCAAAGAACTACTAATAGCAGTTCTGTTAAAGGATGTATTATACCTGCGGATGGTAAATCAAAGCGAAGTGTTATTAAAGTTGTAGAATATGAGAAAGTACCTGAATCTACTAAACCAACTGAAAATAGTAATAAAAATAGTAATGCCTTTCCTAAATCAGATGATTATTTTGTAATTAGTAAAAAAACAACATATATTGGTATTGGTATATTAGCATTATGTATATTATTTATGATGTGTTCTAGCAATATGAAATTAGCATCTAGTTCCAGAAAGTAAAGATCCATGTGTAACATTTTTCACATGTTTTCATTTTTCTTTTTTTCCTGTTTTCCTGTTTTCCATTTTCCCTTTCATTTTCCTTATATTAAATAATTTTCCTTATAAATATTTTCCTTAAATCAAATAATAATATAAAAAAATTGAACTTAAAACTATTAGTACAAATATAATAATAACTATACATTTAATCTTTTCATTATTAACAGTATTTATTTTCGATATGTCTGATTCTCGACAACCTAGTAAAAATTTTGAACGTAAGACGGATGGTTCTCGTAAGCCTGAAGTTGCAGCCGGAGGAGGAAGTAGTGATGGAATAGATAATAGTAATGAAACATCATATCGTAAAAAAACAGTAAAACAATATGATAATTCTAATTCTAATTTTAAATCTAATGATAATTATGATAATGATACTAATTCTGGGCCTGTTCCCAGATATAATTCTAATCGCGGTCAAAGTAATCGTGGATATGATAATGGTAATGATGGACGTAGATATGATAATGGTAATGATGGACGTAGATATGATAATGGCAATGATGGCCGTAGATATGATAATCGTAGTTATGATAATGGTAATGATGGACGTAGATATGATAATCGTAATCAAGGATCACGAAATTATGATAATGAAGAATATAGTAATACTGGTAATTCTGGGCGTGGTGGCGGCGGTCGCGGGCGCGGTAACCGAGGATATGACAACCGCGGTCAAGGTTCCCGTGGATATGATAACCGTAATGGTGAAAATAGAAATTATGATAATCGTAACGGTGGGAACGGTGGGAACGGTGGGAACGGTGGTAATGGTGATAGACGTAATGATCCTGAATATATTGAAGAAAATGATAAAGAAACCACAGCATCATCTGCACCAGTTGCCGAAACATCCACCGAACCTAAGCCTCTTACCGAAGAAGAAATTGCTAAGCGTGAAGAATGTATGATTCCTATTACATCATTTGATGAATTATCAACTCTTATTGATTTAAAGATTATTCGTGGTGTTATGGCATATGGTTTTGATAGCCCTAGTCCCATTCAACAGAAGGCAATTAAACCTTTTCTTAGTAAATATGACGTTATTGCTCAGGCGCAAAGTGGTACTGGTAAAACGGCCACATTTTGCATCGGAACTCTAGGAAATATTGATGTTACTAAGAATGAAACCCAGGCCATTATATTAGCCCATACTATGGAATTGGCCCAACAAATTGAGCATGTATTCTCTAATATTGGTAAGTATCTTGATGTCCGTTTAGGGCTTGCTGTAAAAACATTATCTGTTCGTGAAAATATTGATGCGCTCCTTGGTAGAAATAGTGATGGTAATTTACCTCACGTGGTCATTGGAACACCTGGTCGGATGCTAGATATGATTACAAAAAAAATTATTAATATTGATACAGTTCGTATCATTATTCTGGATGAAGCCGATGAATTGCTTTCCGAAGGATTTATGGTGCAAATTAAACAAATTTTATCATCTATTAGTCTAGATACGCAAATTGGTCTATTTTCGGCAACGATGGATAGCAATTTCTTTAAGATGACACAGAAATTTATGCGAAATCCTATTAATATTCTTATTGAAAAGGAGAACCTTACATTATCGGGTATTAAACAGTATAATATTGATTGTGAAAAGAATGAATATAAATTTGATACACTTTGTGATTTGTATAGTTTGATTTCAACTAGCCAGACTATTATTTATTGTAATTATCATCAAAGTGTAGAATTATTAACTAAAAAATTGCAAGAACAAAATTTTAAAGTATCACTGATCCATGGAAGTATGGATATTAGTGAAAGAGAAGAGGCAATGAGGAAATTTAGGAGCTTACAAACCCGTGTTCTAATTTCTACTGATTTGTTGGGCCGCGGTATTGATGTACAACAGGTTTCCATTGTTATCAATTATGATATACCTTTTAAGAATGAGTCTTATATTCACCGTATTGGTCGAAGTGGCCGCCACGGTAGAACTGGTACCGCAATTAACTTTGTGACTAATAATGATGTGCGACGCATTGATGAAATTGCGAAATACTATAGTACTACGATTTGCCCGCTTCCTGCTGACTTGGCCACTGTTTTTCAAACTAATAATTAGATTTTAGGATCTAGGATGTATTATTATGATTAATTTTTTATTATTTATTATATATTCTTATACATTCTTATATATTCTTATATATTCTTATATATTCTTATATATTCTTATACATTTTTATCTTTCAAAGCTTTAAATAAAGCAACTATTCCTTGTTGATATTGTTTATGGCATAAAGCATACATATTAGATAATTTATCTCTAACATCTTTTTCAATTGTAACAAGATCATCATAACCAATGGTTTTTATTTTAAAATGTTCTACTTCATCTTTTTCATTATTTTTAGATTTTTCAAGTATTCTATCTTCAAGAATTGAAAATAAATTATTACAGTTTGTAATATAGTTATCTTTCATATCTTTATAAATTTTTATATAAGTAATCATATTAGGATTAGAATCATTTAAACTAATAGGTATCATTGATTTATCATTAATATTTTTAACACACATTTCCTCCATTGCATCTTCACTAATATACATAGAATCGTCACTAGAATCACTAGATTCACTTGAATTAGGTTCATAATTATGATAACTTTTAAATGCAGTATTTACTATTTGTAATATTTTTTCATCAATATTATCAATCTTAGAATATATATTAACAAAATCAACAAATTTTTTTATCATTGGATTCGATATACTATTATTAGTTGTATTCCCATTTTCAGTAACATTTTCACTTTCATTAATCTTAAGATTAACATTATCATTATCATTTCCATTTTCATTTTCATTTTCATTTTCATTTTTGGGTTCAGTCGTAGTTTGAGTTTCGGGTTCAGTCGTAGTTTGAGTTTCGGGTTCAGTCGTAGTTTGAGTTTCGGGTTCAGTCGTAGTTTGAGTTTCATTTTCATTTTCATTTTCATTTTCATTTTCAGTTTCATTTCCATTTTCAGTTTCAGTTTCATTTTCATTTTCATTTTTATTTTCATTATTATTTACATTATTATTATTTACATTATTAGTATTTACATTATTATTATTTACATTTTTTTTAGTTCTACTTCTATTATTTGTATTACCATTTTTCTTTGTATTCTTAGATCCTCCGGATAATGTATTTTTAACAGGTTTAGATTTATTTAATGAAGTATTAATCTTTTGAATTACATTAGTAATTTCTCCTGTATTAGAAGATTTAAGTAAACTAATTTGTGCTGGCGAATAGGTAGTACTTGGTGTTGCATTAGAAGTAATAATATTACTATTAGATTGATTAGAAGTTGTAATAGGTTGACCTAAAGTTGTATTAGGTTGATCAAGATTTGTATTAGCTTTATCAAGATTTGTATTAGGTTGTTCTGGAGCTGGAGATGTAGTTGTATTAGGTTGATCAAGATTTGTATTAGGTTGTTCTGGAGCTGGAGCTGTAGTTGTATTAGGTTGATCAAGATTTGTATTAGCTTGTTCTAGTGCTGGAGATGTAGTTGTATTAGGTTGATCAAGATTTGTATTAGGTTGTTCTGGAGCTGTAGTTGTATTAGGTTGATCAAGATTTGTATTAGGTTGATCAAGATTTGTATTAGCTTGTTCTGGAGCTTGTGCTGGAACTGGAGTTGTAGTTGTAGTTGTATTAGCTAGTTCTGGAGCTGGAGTTGTAGTTGTAGTTATATTAGCTTGTTCTGGAGCTGTAATTGTAGTTGTGTTAGGTTGTATATTTGATTGACCATTTTGCTTAGAAGTTACAGTATTATTACTATTTTTACGCTGTAAAATTTCAATAAATTTAGTTAATTTTTCAATATTAATTGCAATTTGTTGTAACTTTTCATTCTCTTCAGTTTTAAATTTATTAATATTATCTGTAAGTTTTGATATATTTTGAGATGTAGCTCTAGATGTATTTGTATTATTTTCATTTAATTCATTTGCAATTTCTTCAATAGGTTCACCCTCATTACCTATTCCTGATTCTAATTCTTCTTGATCTTCTTCAGCTTCTAATTCTTCTAATTCTTCTTCTTCAATACTTTTCATAGAATTAGTTGGTTCTTTATATTTTTTTAAATTTGGATTAACAATCATAACTACATTTGTAAATGTAGTAACTAAATTCTCATATTGATTTTTAACATTTAGTTTTTCAGATTCAGTTTCACTATCTTGTTGTAAATGATAATAATATAACATTAATAATTCTTTCATTCCAGGTTCATTCATTATACTATCTTTAACAATTGTATTACGAATATCACAAATAGATGATACACCTTGTTGTTCATCTTCATTTATTATGGTAAGTAGATTGCGTAATCTATTCAAACATATATTATCAGATGGATTAACAGCTGTTAAAATTGCCGCAATTACATTTAGGATTTTTACATAATGAACTGCAATAGCATTACAAATTTCCTTTTTAGATACTTTACTATTTTTATTATCAATTGTCTTTTCTGCATTATCAGAGCATGATTCATCTTTACAATCAGGACTTTCTTTACCTAATAAAATAGAACTTGAAAATTGTTCAAGTTGTAATTTAGTATAATTTTTATCAAGATTAGATGAAAGAGTTATTGCTATCTTATTACATTTTTTAGGATCAAGTAAATTTATAATATCACGAAATTGCATATTATCTTTACCCTTTTCTGGTTGCGTATAAGGTAAAAGTAAATCATTAACAATACTATCTATTTTTGTTTGAAAATTAGTAATATTACCTTCTAAATCCTTAGATTTAAATAGATTTGTAAACGTATTAAATATATTACTAAAAAAAGACATTTTGTATTTTGTATTTTATATTTTATATTTTATTAGTTATTTATAGTTATATATTATTATCTTTTATATATTATTAGATTATTATTATAATATTATTATATTATTATATTATTTAGATTTTATGTTTTTATTCTAATCCAATTAGAAATCTATAAATGAAAAATATAAAAATATGAAAAATATGAAAAAAATATGAAACAATAACCTATGAAAATATAATTATAAATATCTTTCTTATGCCAAATTTTTATGAACTAATTTATTTCCAGGAACACAATAATAACCGCAAAAATTAGTATAATTAATTGCTTCATCATTTGATTTATCATCTCTATAATCTCTATCTGCAAAATGAGGAACATATATATTTTGTTTTGAACTATCAACTTGGGATAATTTGCTAATACCAGGTTTATGTGAAAAAGTAGCTGTTTTATCTTGTTTATAAAAATGATAAGTATTATCTGGATCAACAACAAGAGCACCTTTATAATATCCATTTGGACATTTCTGGTTAAACATAACAGGTTTAAGACTTGGATTATCAGTTAATATTTTATGTTGCATATTAGGACATTGATAAATACGCTCTTTGCCTTTATCACTACCTGTTCTTTTAATAAGATCAAAATCACCAGGTTGTGGTTTTAAATCACTACATTCGCTATCTTTTTTAGGGCATGAAGTTTTATGTTTCTTTAAACATATCTCATTACATTTTTCCTTGACAGCCTTAACTTGTCTATTAAGAAAATATGAATAACAATTATGGGAACCCTCAATATATGGATCTGACCATAATTGAGGTTGAAATTCCGGTTCCGACCCGGACATAAAATTTCTTAAATAACTTGTACAATCTTGATGCAACTCGCAAAAATCAGTATTATTTACGGCAAGCCTTGGGCATCTATCATATGTATTGAAATCATTAATATTTTTATAATCAATACACATACATCTTTTAGGTTTATTCTTAGTTGGTTTATTAACTGTATCATCATCATTAGAATTATAATACATATAAACCCATTCACCCTTATCATTTTTTTTAAGTAATTGGTAATTTTTATTTTTTGACATTGTTTTTTTTGTATTTTGATATATAGATAGTCTTTTTAGTTTTTTTGTTCTAAATTTATCTCTATATTGTTTCTTATAATCTAAACTAATATTTTTCTTATTTGTTTTACTAGTAATTGTTGTACTCATCTTTTACTATACTATATTGTAATATTTTATTTGTAATATATTTAATAAGTATCTAGAATAAGTATAAGTATTAGTATAAGTATTAGTATTAGTATAAGTATAAGTATAATAATAATAATATAAATATAAAATAAGTATCCAGAATAACTAATATATCTATAATATCTAGAATAATATATATATAACTATCTAGAATAACTAATATATCTATAATATCTATAATAAAATGGGAGGAGGATTAATACAACTTATAGCGGTAGGAATACAAGATATATATTTAATTGGAAATCCACAAATTACATTTTTTAAAACAGTTTATAAAAAATATACAAATTTCTCATTAGAATCAATACAACAACCCATCGATGGAAGGCCTGATTTTGGACAACAAATAGAGGTTAAAATTGAACGTAAAGGAGATTTAATAAAGGATATAATATTTGAATTTTTTCTCCCAATATTACCAGTTGGATATTATTGGACCTCTGGAATTGGTAATGTTTTAATTAAGCAAGTAGATTTGGAAATAGGAGGTCAATTGATTGATAGACATTATAGTGAATGGCTAGATATCTGGAGTCAATTAACAGTTAATGAAGGGAAAATTGGAGCCTATAATGCTATGGTAGGTAATAATTATTCACAGAGTAGTAGCGTACAACTTAATTCTCAACAACAATTACATCTGCAAGTTCCTATGTTTTTTTGGTTTAATCGCGATTATGGAATGGCTTTACCATTAATTGCCCTACAATTTCATGATGTTGTTTTAAAAGTACAATTAAGAGATATTAATAGTTGCTATAGAAATGATACTACCACTGTACAATTAGAAAATTATAGAATACAACAAACCAGAGTATGGGTAGATTTTATTTATCTAGATATGGACGAAAGGCGCAAGTTTGCTCAAAATGAACATGAATTTATAATTGATCAATTGCAATATGCTGGTGATGAATATATAGGAAATACACAAGAATCTGTAACAAAAATATTAAATTTTAATCATCCAATGAAGGAAATATACTGGGTACATGTCAGAAATGACTATCTACAAGCTAATATAAAAACTGGAAATCAACAACTTAATTATGCTTTGTCAACACTTTATGGTAGTCCAGAAACATTTGGCGAAGGTGTTATACAATTAAATGGGGTTGATAGATTTACTAAAAGAACTGCCGATTATTTTCGATTAGTACAAAATTATCAATATCATACTCGATATTCATCCAAGAACATCTATACTTATTCATTTAGTCTTAATCCTGAGAAGGAACAGCCTATGGGCACCTGTAATATGTCGAAATTTTCTAGTATTGTTTTATATCTAGATTATACTAGTATTAATCATAGTCAAAATGATATGATATTAAAAACATATGGAGTAAATTATAACATATTGCGTATTATGAGTGGAATGGCAGGCTTGGCATTTAGTAATTGATTAAATTTGCTTGGTTTTTCATATTTTTTCATATTTTTTCATATTTTTATCAAATCCTATCTGGAATAAGTTATATTTTCAATCATAAAATATTATAAAATAATATTAAAGAATATAATTTATATCTAAAAATAAAACATAATTATATCTAAAAATAAAACAATTATATCTAAAAAATAAAACAATTATATCTAAAAAATAAAACAATTATATTATAAGAAAGGCAAGTATAATAAATCAATATAAGAAATCACAATACAAACAATCAATATAATAAATCATGGCTTTTTTAAGTGATGCCTCATTTACTAATATTGATTTAATTAATGAGGATACAAATTTATTTCATCGTACAGGAACAGGAACATTCTGGGTTGATTCTAAAGATGGTATTCTTAGAATTGGTCACACCGGAGCAACTATTAATATAGATGGTAATATCACCATAGGAGGCAATATTTATGGAGCTACAGGTTATACAGGACCCACTGGTCCCACTGGTTGTACCGGTGCGGCTTCTATCACCACAGGTCCTACTGGTAAAATGGGTAATATAGGAACACCTGCCACTCTTGGATATTTAAATAGTAATGTTCAAACTATAATTAACACCAGTAATACAAGCATTATATGGGACACTATCGATACACAATTTACACAAGGATATGTTGACCTATCATTAAGTAATGGTTCTACCTTTGTAAATACTGGCATTATTGCTTCATTATTACAAGTATCTGGAGAAGTTACTTTTGCATCACCAACTGATCCAGGTCTGATAGAATTATGGTCGGAACCTAGCTGGTCACCTACACAGAAGAATTTCTATTTGAAAAAAGATATTGTTCAAGGAGAAGATAACACCATCGCCTTTTCATTTAATATACTACTAGAAGGTGGTGAGTCTTTTACCATATATAGTAACCAAAATTCTATCAGTAGTCTATTTACAACTCCACAATATACAAATATATATATCAGCAAAATAAATACAGGATTATATGGTCCTACTGGTCCTACTGGTATTACAGGTCCTACTGGTCCCACAGGTTGTACAGGTCCAGAAGGTCCCTCCTCACCAGCAAATATTCTAGCATTGCGTAATAGTGTTACTCAAACTGTAAATAGTCTTACATATACAAAAGTCCTATTTGATACTGTTGATACTATAAATTCCGGAAATACTGATGTATCATATTATCAAGATGGTACAGGTACAAGATTTTTTAATGGAATTTCCGAAAGAATACAAATCGAAATAAATTATCAAGTTTCATTTACTAGTATTAATCAATATTCCGGTATCAATCAACGACTTACATATATTAAGTTGAATGATGATGTAGGAGTTTCACCTTTTAGTAATCGATATGGTTTAGTATCATTACAACCACAATCATATGCAACTACTTGTCAAGGCAATTGTATTTTAACATTACAACCTGGAGATTATATAGAGTGTTGGACCTATCAAAGCTCAGGAGTTGAACAGGACATAGGTGGTAGAATCGGACCTGTTAGTGGACCTAATCTAAATTCAATTCAATATACGAATAGAATACAAATTTCCAAATTAGTTATTGGTCCTACTGGTGTTACTGGTAATACTGGACCTACTGGTTGTACCGGTCCTACCGGTTCTACTGGTAATACTGGCGAAACGGGCCCTACTGGTCCAACGGGTTGTACTGGTCCTACTGGAGATACTGGTCCCACAGGAGATACTGGTCCCACCGGAGATACAGGACCTACGGGTTGTACGGGTCCCACTGGTGAAACTGGTCCCACAGGAGATACTGGTCCTACTGGATGTACTGGACCAACTGGTGAAACTGGGAGCACTGGTAATACAGGTCCTACTGGATGTACAGGACCCACCGGAGATACTGGACCCACCGGAGAAACAGGACCTACTGGAGATACTGGACCCACCGGATGTACTGGACCCACTGGTGAAACGGGTCCAACTGGAGATACTGGTCCAACTGGTGATACTGGACCCACCGGAGATACTGGTGCAACTGGTGTTACGGGTAATACTGGTTCAACTGGTAATACGGGTCCTACAGGTCCTACGGGTTGTACTGGTATGGGTGTTTTAGCTTCATTTATGAGAGGCTCTGCTACATCTTCACAAGGATCATTAACTAGTAATACAACTATTATATTTCAAAGTGTCGATGTTGCTATTGGAAATGATATTATACTAGATACAGCTACAGGTATTATAAGTCTTACACCTGAAAGAACATATAGATTAATAGCTTCTATACCTAGTTGGAATGGATCATTAGCAGTAACCAGACCCACATTTGCATGGTACAATAGAACAACTTCTGAACAATTAGGAGCCCTTCAAGTAGGTCCATATTCTCCTGGTGATAATCCAGGCAATCATGGTAATGGAGCCGGTGGCATAGCAGAAGCAATATTTACTGCTAATGTAAATACATTAATAGATTTTCGAGTAATACAAGCTGCTAATATAACCCAAACAGAAAATTCAGATTTTGGAACAACTGGAAATTTACCATGGTTTGAAATACAAATAATAGGTGGTTTGGCACCAGTTACACTTGCTACTGGTCCTACCGGTGATACCGGACCTACTGGTTGTACTGGTGATACTGGACCAACAGGAGATACTGGACCCACTGGACAATCCGGAGATACGGGACCCACCGGAGATACGGGACCCACAGGAAGTACTGGATGTACAGGTCCTACTGGCAGCAGTGGAAATACGGGTCCCACCGGAGATACTGGCCCCACTGGATCTACAGGTAGCACTGGTAATACTGGTCCTACAGGTTCTACCGGAAATACGGGTCCTACAGGTTCTACTGGTAATACTGGTCCCACTGGTAGTACTGGTAATACTGGTCCAACTGGTTGTACCGGACCCACTGGTTCTACAGGTAATACGGGACAAACAGGTTCAACTGGACCTACTGGTTCAACTGGAAATAC